TATTAGTCCTGTACCCGTTGTCATATTACATAACTGACCTTGTTCTCTACTTGGGATACCGTCTAATGTTGTACTATTATCATCGTCATCAGTAATAATTGAACCCATGAAAATTGCTGATGGTAAAATATTAACTCCCGAGTCCCTTAAATCAAAATCAGTCCTTGTAATACCAACACTACACAATTCATCATCACCCCAAAATGGAACTACTTGGACTGTTTTATTTTGTATGACAACTTGGGGTAAGGTATCTAGATTTTCTGATGTTTTGAATTCTAATGCACTCTCGAATTGATTTGGACTAAATCCTTGTCTAATGAACTGATATGGTCTCATTGAATAACACCCTATATCACTAACATCGACACTCATGTGTACTACTTGATTCCCCAATGGTACACCCCAAATCATATAGTCACCACTTTCATTTGTCTTTGTGGTGAATTTGTAGTATTTGTCGTAGACTTCTAAAATGACAGGATTATTAATTACTTCCTCAGATGTGAAAAAACTACCAGTTGCGTTCACATTACACTTTTCTGAAGATTTAGGTAATAAATTATACTTGTAACCCTCCTCATTCTTATCTTGAACCGTCTTGTAAGGATATAATTGTGAAATTATTGGGTCGTTTTCATCTATATCATCTAAAGGGATAAAAACTGAAACCTTAGAATTTGGGACACCAAAACCATTGTTAGCTTCAACTCTACCAATTATAACACCATAATCACCACACATACGTCTGTATATGTCTTGGTTAACTATTTTCAAACTCAATATCTCAAGTAAGTCATAGTCTTGTTCTAACTTTACGTGTAAGTTAGTATCATTGTTTGGTGTTGTCCTTATTCGATAAGATTTAGCCATCGATAAATTTTTAAATAAATAGTTTAGAGGCTAAAATTAAATTAATAAGATTATCGTTATTGTCAACTCTATGATATCTGAGTTTGATTCGTATTCTTCGCTCTTACAATAATATCTTTATTTGCAAATTTAATTCTAAAAGTCTGCATTGGTTGTGCGAAAATTGTTCCGTCAATTAATTCTATTTGTTTTGTTTCTGGGTCAGAATAACTTTGTGATACTTGATTTGACGAATAATCACCACCAACTTTGTTGTAAACTCTAAAGTCAATTAGATTAATCACACCATTTACATTGGATACGTTTCTTATGAGTATACCTAAGAAAATATCTTGGCCTAATTCTAAATTACTCGGTGATAAAAACTGATTAACAACTTGTATTACTTCGGTTACCACTTCACCTTGATTAAATGATGGGTCTAAGAGTAAATCCACTTCGAATGACAAATCAATTACTTGAGCTGGTTCGATTACGAGGTAATCATTCATCATTCTGTAATTAGAAAGATACTCAGCGATATTATTCAATAATGTTGATGATATTTTATTTGTTAAATTACCGTCATCATCAAATGATAGAAGGTTTATATAAATTTTGTTTTCTACTTCCATTACACCTACTTTAGCTGGGGCACCAAATAAAGAAGGCATTGTTTCGATAATACTCTTATAATCTCTTATAGTAACAGCTCTTTGTTGTGATGAAAAATTAAAACCAATATAATTTCTAATTTCCTCAACAGACGGTTGGTTAGCTCCTCCAACTGCTGCTGTTACATTATTTACACTTAAAGAGTTGGTAACTTGTGTGTTAATATTTGAGTTAGGTCCGTTCACAACAAAATCTACTGTACCAAATGTATTAATTACATTAGTACCAACATTTGTCGCTGTTCCCCCACCTACTCGATATTGAATAAATAAAGTTGTGTTAGTTCTCGGTGTAATACCTAACGCTAAGTTATTCATATATCTATCCAAATTCAATGTAATTCCATTTTGACTGAAATCATCTAATGTGTTTTGTGAAGAGTTACTTCCCCCACCCAAAGTTAAATAAAAGAAACCTTGAGGTGTGTATTCAGTAATAAACTTACGAGAGACTGATTCCCATTTACCTACTTTCAGACCTGGTTGGTCAGACCTTTTGGTTGTATCCTCAATAAAAACTTTATCTTGTGCTAAAGCTTCAACCTCATACCATTTATTAGTAGACGAAAGGAATTCTGTTGGTTGAGGTAATGATTGAATATTTGAACCATCTCTTTGAATCACTGAAGTCACCCCTAAAACATTCTTTTCGGGTAAGAATATTTTCAAGAAAGGTTTAACATCAGCGTTAGTAATGACTCTTTTAAATACCTTAGTTACACCATTAACAACCACCTCCCTTTTTGTAATCGTATAGGATACGATGTTACCCGAAGCGTCAAAATTAGGAATTTTAGTCCTATTAAGTTGACCGTTGGAGTCAAAAGAGGTAGCGAAGTTAATATCATTGACTGTTTCAAACGCTTGGCCAGCACCCCTTAATTGAGCCCCTCTTCTAAGAGTCCCAAGGTAACGTGTATCTTCTTTATCCCCTCTTGCTGGTACAAGAATTGAAAAATCACAAACAGCTACTGATGGTCTATTACCAGGTATTTTTAAACCATAAGTTCTAGCTATATTATATAGGGATGACCTTTGATTAGCAAACTCTAATACAGTTTCTTGTAAACTTCTATCAATATGATAGTTGAGGTTGTCTGCGACTGCAGCGTTCAAATCTAAAAATACTGAGAATATAGAAGCATCATTAGCGTTTTGAATTAAATCTGGATATTGTTCTTGGACATAAGAAAGTAATTCGGACCTAATGTTTACAAAATCTCTTTCTGTATATGATATTTTATTTGCCATCTATATATTAATTATTACAAAATCTCTAGTTTGAAAAACATCGGTAGTTATGGTAAAATCAATTTTTACTCTCGCTGTGTGTTCTGCAGTTGACCTATCGGGAATCCTTAATAATTTACTTTCATTAACACCACCCAAAACATCTTCGTTTGGTGCCGAGTCACTTTCTTCTGTTAATCCCTCAATAATGACATTCTCGATTCTGAGATTAGGAATATACTTATCAACTTGGTCTCTAATCTCAGATTCTATTGAATCAAAAGTGGGTGAGTCCAAAGGTTCAAAAATATATTCATATAAACGAGTGCCAAAGTCTGGTAAGTAAAATCTACTTCCTTTTCGTGTAAGTAAAAGATGTATTAGATTTGCCTTTATTTCTTCTTCGGGAGTTTCGGTTAATCTTAAATAATCACCCCTAACACTATCCGTGAATGGGAAATCTATACCATATGTACCAAACTCTGCCATTTCGTTTTTTAAATAAATATATTATGACAGATTTCTCACAAATATACTTCTAATGATTCATTAGTAGAACTTTCATCATAATTCAACCCATAACCATCTATAACCTCGATAACTATATTTTTAATTGTTTTAGAAGCTCCTGTCATTATTTGAACTTTTTCATTACCATATAGAATTTGGTCGTAGATATAACTGTCTACTATCCCAGCAGTCATTTCAATTTTATATCCGTGTAAATCAAGTGTTTGTACCATTGTTAGTTTTATCTTCTTTGATTTTTCTACAAAGACAATCATCTGATTGTCCTCCACAACAATCTTTTTTATTACCCCCTTTTAGTGGGGGTACTATATAGTAATTATCTTTTTTTTCCATAAAAAACTAACTGTTTACAAAAATATTTTCACAAGATTATCCATCACAAGAAAGACAGTCTTCATTCATAGCTTGAGACGCTATATCTCCTCTCAAAACAGACTCTGTTCTCATGTAATACAAGGTCTTAATTCCTCTTTTCCACGCTTCCATATGACATTTATTAATCCACTTTGGTGTAGCTTCTTTTGGAAAAGCTAGATTTAAAGAAACAGCTTGGTCAACGTATTGTTGTCTGATTCCAGCTTGTACGATTAATTCGAGTTGATTTATCTCTTTGAAAGTTTTGAAAACATCTTTGACTGGTACACTTATGTTTAAATCAACATTATCTTCATTTTTATTGAAAATCTTCCCTTCTATGAAAACCCAGTTCTCCAATTCCTTAATTCCCTGTACACTTCCACCATCAGCAAGAATCTTATCCCATGTTTCTTTGTTGTTAATCCCAACCTTTCTTAACACTTTGGTAAGTTCTTTATTTTTTCTAATAAATGTTCCTTTAGCTGATTGTTCAGTATAGACATTAGCTGGAATAGGTTCAACACCACTAGAAACACCACCCGATAGTTTAGCGTTAGAGACTGTCGGTGCGATAGCTCTCAAATGACTATTTCTATAACCCGTACCATCACACCATAAAGGTTCTCCATATTCTTTTGCCATTTCTTGTGAAGCGTGTTCAGAGTGTGTTTTAATTTGACTGAATACTTTTCTAGTTTCAAATTGTGCTTGAAGTCCTTCAAACGAAATACCTTTGGATTGTAGGTAAGTATGCCAACCCAATACACCAAGACCTAATGCTCTCCCTTTTTCAGCTGACCTCACAGCGTTCTCGAAACCATTACGATACTTCGCTTTCTGAATAAACTCCTCTAAAACACCATCTAAGAACCAAGTTGCAACATAGATTAAATCAGTATCTTTCCATTCATCATATTTTGCAAGATTCAATGAACTCAAACAACAAACAAAAGAATGGTTCTCATCTGTATGAAGTACTATCTCACTACAAATGTTGGTCATGAAAACTTTCAAACCGTTTTTCTTATACGCACTTGGATTTTGTTTATTGACATTACCCTTATACATAATATATGGTTCTCCTGTCGCTCTTCTTTTTCTAAGTAAACTTGCCCATTTTTGTCTTGCTTCGGGTTCACCCGCTTCTAATCTCCTCATAAACTTATCACCTACCACAGCACATTGATGTAAGTTAAGTGATTGTCTATTAATATCTCCTTTGGGTTCTCTGATTTCTAACCAATCATCAAAGTCTTCGTGGTCGATGTTAAGATTGACAGAAGCAGCACCTCGTCTCACAGCACCTTGGTTTGTAGCGATGATTGTTGAGTCAAAAATCTTACAAAAAGGAACCACACCATCAGATGTACCATTATCCGTGATTGGTGTCCCAGCAGGTCTGATTTGATTAATACCAACACCGACTCCACCACCGTGTTTCGCTAATAACATC